TTCCGCTCGGCGCCATTGAGGTTTTTGAACTTGATGGCGGCAGCGACTTGTCTCACGATGTACATGATGCTGCAAAAGCGAAGGACTAATGGCTAAGTCACTCACTGGACAAAATTTTGTCCCTAGCAAGCCAAAAAAGACACGTCAAGGTGATGGATCACATTCAAAACCGTCACATGGACGGAAGAAGTATCGTGGACAAGGAAAACGTTAAACCTCTTTCCAATGCTCAAAACTCTCATTGCGAGTGGTGTCGCCGTTTCAGCAGCTGTGCTGGGATCTCCTGCGATCGCCGGTCCTTACATCAACGTTGAGAACAACGCTGGTTTTGCCGGTGGTGATGGTCTCGGCATGGACTACACCGGTTCTGTGACCGACTTTCACGTTGGCATCGAAGGTGGCGATGGCGCTTCCTGGTACATGCAGGCTGGCCCCGCTCTTGTAAGCCCTCAGGGTAGTGAGACTGACGTCGAGTTATCCGGCAAGATCGGTGGATCCGTTGCTGTCTCTGCAGACGAGAAGCTCAGCATCTACGGAGAAGTCAGTTTCATCACCGTGGACGACTTTGACGCTGCCAACTTTGGAACCAAAATTGGCGCGAAGTACAACTTCTGAGCTAATTTCGGTTAGAACCTCACACGTTCCTGGCCCCTTTACTGGGGCCTTTTTCATATGCAACGGATTTACAACTTGCTGGGCGTTCTCGGCTTCGTGATGTCTGGAACGATGGCGATTGGCGGCGTGATGCTCTACACCAGCATTCCGTCAATGACGAAAAGGTACGTCAACAATCTGAAGGCTGACCTGACAAAAACGATCCTTGAACAGGTTCCCGTCCCAGAGATCCCTGAGATGCCGCAGCTGCCAACGCAGACAGGTCCGGCGATCAAGTCACCATTTTAGTTCCAGAGACTGGATCTTCCGGGTCATGCGCTTCAGGTCCCCAGCTTTCCGCCTTGATCCGTTCAGCAAGGTCCGTTTCTGGCGCGGGTGCTTCTGGTTTTTCGTCAAACGACGCTAACCATTCGCGCAAAGCGTCACCTGTGGGCGTACCTTTCGGCCACTTAACCCAGCGAAGAATCTGCTTCGTATCTGTAAAGGGTCTAGAGCTGGTGCCACACATTACGGTGTAAACGATGGGTGGCCCCTCTCTTCTGCGGTTTCTCTCTATCCAAAGCTGACCAGCGTAGAAGCGATCGCTTGATTTCATGCCAGAGATTCAGGAGATTGGTGTTGGAACGGTAGGCGTGCGAAGCGTTGAAGCAAGGCAGATCATTCCACCGCCACGATTGCCAGCTGAGCCACCAGTCACGTTAATGCTGGGTTTTCCGGTGGCAGACATGCCTGGTGGTGAGATCCCACATTATGAGCCGCTGAATTACACGCCAGGTCAGCACACGCACCAAACAACCAAGCCGCCAACGCTTGACCCTGAGGAAAAACCGGCTGATCGCTCAAAACAGCCGGCTTCTGCACCCCAGCCAGCTGCGCCGTCTACAGCTGACACCCCAAAGGTAGACACTGAGCTGCCATGTCCTCCGCCTGACGCAATTCCTTTAGGTGCAAAAAACAAATCGCAAACTGCGGTCATCATTGGTTACGAAGTGGTCGATGGGAAGTGTGAGCCGATTTATGAGCCGCTGGGAATACCGACCATTATTGGCAACTATCTTCCTGGTGCGCCTGTTGTTGCGACGACTGCGACGATTGCAGCTGTGGCGACAACAGCGGCCATTTTCGCAAAACCGTTAGGCGACATCCTGCTCAAGGCGGTCAAACCCATCGTCAAAAAGACAATCAAGAAGATCAAGGAGAAGCTGGGGAAGAAAACTAAGGTTGAGTCCGTTTTTGAGCGGCAGAAGTTTCAACGGTCTTTACGGAAGTAGGGATTGAATGTGTGTGGGGCGGCAAGGTGCCTGGCGGGTTGCTTAAAACAACGTCTGCACAGATGCCCGCATATGGGCTCTTGGGGTGAAAGCTGATTCCCTTCTGCAGTAACTCTGCACAGTTCTTGAGTCTGGCCATCTCGTGATTTAAGCGTTTATCGGCCAGCTGTTGTTCTAAAAGCGCCACTTGCTTTTCGGCCGCTCGATGGCAGCTCTTGATATGAGCGCGATCCAGCGGTATCGAAATCGTGGCAGTGATGCCGCCGTTAATCGAGTAGTTCGTTTTTTGCCCTGTACGAATCGGACGATAGAAAAGAACATTGCCTGGATTTAGAAGGTTGCCGTCTTCGTCTGCTCTTGTGTCATAGACCGGCTCGTTGTAATAAGCCTCATAAGGTTCGGCCCATCCAGTGGTTGTGCTTATGAAGGGGTTAATTGTGAGGCTTGTTCCCTGACAGGAAAAGTTCCCGTATTGGTAGGTGAAGCCCTTTCCGGGAACAACCTGGACCGCTTGGTTTGTGACACTTCCGGAACTATTCGCGACCGGCGCTGCAGTGCTGGAAACCTGCGCTTGTGCTGGAGCGGAAAACAGCAAAAGCGTTGCGATAACTCGCTTCATTGGGTGAAGGTGCTGAGCGTCTCCGCAAGGGATTCGATGTCAGTCGTTCTGTTAATGACCGTGTGATTCGTCAGCCCTGGGCCGCTGTAGGTCTCAATGAACTGGAACGACGCACCCTGATCGACAATTTTCCAGTCTGGTTTGCTAGCTGGATCAAGCCCTTTCCATTGGCTTGTCACGCCGTTGAGGTTGTTGGTTGTGGTGATCAGTTTGTCAGGAGCGACAGCGCCGCCAACTGGGGCAATGTTTGTTCCGCTGACGGTTAGCTCGTAGCCAGTGCGGTACTCGTAGGAGTTGATGACCTCAGTAATTTTCTGCGTTGTTTTTGTTGTGGACTTCAAAGTTCCCTGATTGAACGAAGGAACCACCGGAATCGACTTTGCTTCTGGGGCAGCAAGAGCGATGACGGAAAGAACGCCCCAAGTGATCCAGATGCCTGTCCACATCACTTGATGGTTAGCTCTTGGATGACTTGTCCGATTGCGCTTGTTCCGGCTCCGCCTGCAGTGATTGAGATTGCACCGTCAGTTGCAATGCTGCCTGCAAGGTTGCCAGCCACGCCGCCAGAAGTTGTGGTGGTTGAACCAAAGGCAGGCAGAGCAGTTACTACTCCGGAGGTGACTGTTGTTGAGAGGACGCTTGGGACGTCATCGCCTTCAAGATATGACTCCTGATACGAAAAGCTGTCACCAGCAGTAGTGACACTAAAAGCGCCAGGAGTGTACCCAAGAGCAGTGCCGGAAGTGAACGACCCAAAAGCAGGAGCAGTGTCCAGAGTGACGTTAGAGCCAGATACTGCCAGCGAACTCGGGACGCGATTTGCGACTGATCCTGCGCCATCTACCGAGAGTTGAACGCTGGATTGGATTCTATGGGTGATGTCCGCCTGAGCAGGCAATCCCAAAAGCGTCACACCCAATACGAAAGCGAGCCGTTTCATTTGGGTTTTGCGGTGGTGGGTTCTTGCTTAATTGTAGGCTCCTCTTTTTTCTTTCTATTGCCGCCGACAGCTAAACCAAACGAAGCAGCGGTTCCGCTCAAAATTGACGCCGGATAAGTCGGGTCAAGTGATTGCTTGAACACTCCCAAATAGTTTGCCGTCAAGATTGCCATAGCCCAGCCAAGCAAAACGATCTTGACAACATCGCCAAGCCGCGAGTTTCCATCGTCTTGTTCTTGGCCTTTTGTTTCCTTGGGTTCTGCCATGATGAGGCGAGTTGCGGTCAGATCATGGTTGAAGTCTGGGCCGCTGTGGCTGGAGCGTCAATAACTACTGCTGCACTGGGCGTTTCAGGCATCAATCGTCAAAGTCGTCAGGGCCAAGACTCTTTGATCCGTCTGACGACTGCTGTGGACAACCTATCTAGTCGGCTCGATATTTTGCATCAAGACATCAAGAGCAAAGACGTGGAAGTCTTCGGGAGATTGAGTGAGCTGGAGCGTGCAGTGGCGCGGTTGGAAGGTCACAGCGATAGGCACTAACGTATTGATGTTGTTCAAGGCAAGGCAATGATCCTCATCATCAAGCCAATCCTGATGGCATTTCTAAAGTCAGACTCAGTCAAAAGGCTGATTCTGGATCTTTTGCGTGCTTACGCAAAGACCACAGACAACACGATTGACGATCAGGTTTGCGACTACGTCAGTAAGAACCTCTTCCCCAGCACTCGTGTTGAGAAGTGAAGTTGTCCGCGTTCTCCGCAACTGGCTGGTTCGTTGCAGGAGGCGCGGTCATGCTTTTGTTTTGCGCTTCAATTTTGGTTTTCATCGGCGGATTCAGCGTTGGCGAAAGCACCTGCCGCCCGGCATTATCAGACCGATCCTGATCGCTTTGGCAATGTCGCTCAGCCTGTTGCCATTTTTCCGGTTTTTCCGTGGTACGCCCCATCAGCTGGCTGCAATTAAACAGCTTGAGGAGTCAATGCCAAAGGGGCTACTGGAGGAGCACGAAGCTGATTGGTTTCAAGCGTGGAAGGAGAGTGGATATGACCAGCAGGTCTTTATGCCCTACTTCAAACAGCTTGATAACGAGACAGGCACCGGCATTAGGGAGTGCTTCTCGTCGGCAGCCGCGATGGTGGCAGCGTTTTACAAAAAGGTGCGCACGGATGATGAGTACAACAAGATCCGCGCCAAGTACGGAGACACCACGTCAGTAGAGGCTCAGCTAGCAGCGTTGCGGAGCCTTGGCTTAGAGGCTGAGTTTCGGAAGGACGGTGACGCTGACATGGTGGAGCTGGAGATTGAAGCTGGCAGACCAGTGCTGGTTGGTTGGTTGCACGCAGGCAACATGCTTCTGGGCGAACCACCAATGTGCAATGGCCTGGGCTGTGGACATTGGAGCGTGATCAGTGGTTATGCAGGCAAGAACAGCAACGATCCAGAGTGGATCATGCAAGATCCTCGTGGCTATCCCGAGATGGAAAAAGGCGGTCACTCCAACCCGCATTTAGGACGGAATATCCGTGTGAGGCAGGCTGCGTTTTACCAACGCTGGCAGACAGAAGGCCCTGGAACGGGATGGGTGATCCTTGTGAATGAGTAACTTTTATTGGGTCTGGGCTTACGTCAGCGCGTTGTGGACGACGCTGATTGTCCCGTGCACCATTGACCCTGCCCTATGGGATCGTTGCTCACGCTTTGATGAGTGGCTTGTGCCCTGGGTGCGGGATGTCATGGACATGCACAAAAACGGTGCTTACCATTCAGAACGAAAGGTTCTGAAACAATCCGATGGGCTGGGCCGACTGGATGGTGGTGAATCAAACCCTTGAAGAAGAGCTTGAGGTTGAGCGCAGCGTAAGGGAAGTCAACAACTGCCAAGACGAAGAAGCGTTAAAACAGCTTTGCGCTGGTCTTGTTCGACAAAGCTGGCATCAGGGCAAGCTGCTCAGCCAAGCTGTCGGCCGCATTGGGGAACTCGACGCCAAGCTTGCCACCTGGGACTAGGAGCCTTTGCCAAGAACTTTGGTGCGGTAGTAGCGAATGCATGACTCGTAATACCAGCGGGCTTTCCAGTCTTGCTTGAAATGTCGGACTGTTCCCCCTTGGGTAACCTCCCATAACAGCAGTCCGTCTTTTTCGACTTGCTTCATGGTTGGCTTCGACATAAAAAAAGGAGCGCGGGGCGCTCCTAGTTTCTCGTTCAACATAAAGATTAAAAGTCAGCGCCTGATTTGTCAGCTGGCCGGGGCTTGGCATCACTAAGAGCCATCAGCAGATAATCGTTGCCCGCTTGGCTTTGACGCGGCATCAGGTTTGCGCGGAGCTTGACGCATTCCTCGCCTTTTTGGTTTTCGCAGCGGTCTGCGGTCTTGACCCATTCGACCATCTTGCGCAGTTCAGCCACAGGAACTTCCATGGCTGCCCAATAGTGGCCGTCTTTCTTTTGGTCTTTGTTGAAGTTGCCCCAGATGTTGAAGGCGTCAGGTGCGAAGTCAGCCATTACTTTTGATTGAAGAATTTGAGGATGATGGTTTGCAGCGCAGCGTTGATTACGCCTTGATGGCGTTGCTCGGCGTAGTGCTGCAGCTGTTCGGCTAGCTGTTTGTCCAGCCGAACTTGAAAGTGCTGAGCACGACGTTTGTCGTCTTGCTTAGCTTGCGTGGTTTTTTCATCAGGCATACTCATTCATGACGGCTTGAATCCAAGCCTCGTGCTTTTTGCTGGTGATTGCCGGGGCAACCTTAGCGTTAGCTGCCAGATTGAACTTTGACCGGAATGCTTTGCAGAAAGCCTCTCGGTTGTCTTGGGGCATGTCGCCAATCCACTGCAGTAGGAAGCTGCGTTCGCTATCCGAAAGGGGCTGTTCCTCTTTGGATACACCGGCAACAGATGGCCCGGCTGAAGGCTTCGCTTTCTTCTCTTCGCGGTGAGGATTTTCAACCTCTTCGCGTGCCCAAAGCTGCCAAGCAAGTCCGAACTGTGCAGCAGCAGCTGTGCAAAGACAGCGGCGATGGCTATCAGTCAAATCGCGTGCGCTGACTTTGGTGAAAGCAATCGCGTTGTTGCGATTGTCCATAATCGCCTGCGGAAAGTGCGGCGACGTTTGACGATCAGGGCCGATGAAATACCCGACGACATAGCCGGTTTCATTCGGTGCTTTCCAGACATGGCCGCCACCAGGCGCAGCAGCTAAAGCAAATTGCCATCCGGGGGCATGTTCGTGAAGCAGGTGCATGGTGCGGCACCAGTTCACATAATCAGCCTTGTAGCTGCCGGATCCCTTTTGGCTGACATCATCAGTGGTGATGACGTTGCCGAGATTAGGGAAGGGCTGTGACGGTGATGATGGCGCAGGGTTGTTCTCTGGTGTTGGCATAGCGTTTGTGGGCAATGAGGCTGATCACCTGTTCATCTGCTGCGTATAAAACTCCATCGGCACAGCTATCGAGGATTGATCTCGACAACTTATCGACATCGCCAATACGGGCGGTGCAGTGATCAGGCGCTGAAGGTTTCAGCTCACCATTCGTTCGGAAGTGATTTTTAGGCCGTGCAAAGACAAACGTGACAGAGATAAAAATCGGTTTGTCTAGCAAATCGGTCCAGCCTTCAGGCCTTGCTTCAAGAGCAGTGATGCGCACGTCTTGACGCCATGGTCTGCACCTCTTAGAGGATTCGACCATGACGCCTCGACCGACGTGGCGCTTACTGCCTTGCGGGGCAGGCTTTCCGAGAACAGTAAACGTGAACGAGTTACTGCTGGAGCTGACTGAAGGCTCTGTCAATTGCGCTGTTCAGGAGAGCCTGAGCAAGTTTCGATGCACTGAGCTTAGGCTGCTCAAACTCAATAAATTCACCTGCGATTGAGACGTTGGTCATGTTGCCTTTAGTGGCTTCTGAGATCTTGGAGAGCTTGTGGGCTCGATCTTGATCCAGAACGATTTGGACGTTTTTCATTTGAGGGAGTTGCAGGCTTTTTGAATGCCAGCGTTGCAATCACGCTGGGTCATTTCGGTCAAAGTTGAATCGAGCGAGTACATGAAGGCACCGCCCATCAGTAAACAAAAGACTGCAATGACAATGGCATTGGTCTTGGGGCTGTGGCGCTCAGGGTCATAAAAACCTGGGCTGCGATCGTAGATGCTGTTGCGAGTCATGAGCGAACGAGAGAAAGGGCTCATGTGCAGCAGTATGACTTGGGTGGTATGCCATGTCAACCCTTACAGGAATATCTTTGGGTTTTGACCTTCAGACAGTTGGCCAAGGCCTTCGCGGAATTGCTGACACTCGGCCAAAAGCTCAGCAGCCTTGTCAGGGGTGATGACCATCTTGTGCCTCATGGCAAGAACCATCAGATCCCAGTCTCTTGGCAGATAAATCTTTGGTGTCACCGCATTGCCGTTACGGGCCATCCCAAACATCGGCAGATTTAATTTTCTTCTGCCTTCTTCGGCTTTTATTGAAAGGTGGACCGTGGTTTGAGGTTCATCGTTGTGACGCTCTCTGTAAATCCTTGCCAGTTCTTTACCTAAAGCCGAATCGTATTTACTAACTACACTGTTGATCTCTTGTGGCAAATACGCTGCAGACCACTCAACAAGGGTTAAAGGCGCATCAACATCAACGGCGCGGCCTAAGAAACGCGGCAGCTTGTCAACAGGTGACAGCACGTTGCTGGTTCCCGGTAGTTGCCCAGTTGTGGTTTGCACCAATGCCGTGTGAAGAACCTTGAGATCACGCTTTAATTCAATGCGGTCTCGATCATCGGCTAGGCCACGGGTTTCAAGAGCGTCCCAAATAAAAACCAAGCCCTCAGCCGCAGCTTTGACTTGATCGGCTGGCGCAGGAAGTGCCGGAGTTTGGGTGTCCTGCACTTGGGACACTCGCTCGACCTCCTCCAAAAACCAGCCGTCCATCCACACGGCGAAGGGTGCGCTGATCCAACGGGCCAAATCAACGGCCAGTTGTGGATGTACCCATGTACCGCCCCCTTGGCCTTGGCGTGATTCGATCAAGTCAAACATCCGAATTTCGGAGGTTTCAGCCAAGGCGTCTAGATAGGTCTGACAGCGATCGCTTTCCCGATACTTGGACCATTCTTTCCCGTTGGCCTTGCACATGGCCGTGGCGTTCACGAAGCCATCAGTGGTCCGACGAGCGATGGGCGTGCCATTCCATGCCCGTGTAACGAGGTTGGTCATGAGGAAATTGTTAGTTTCCGGTTAGACCCTGCGACGGGTGCCTAAACGGTTGTGCCCCATATTAGTGCAGATGTTTTGTGTCGCTTTTGAGTTGAGCCTGGTTGAGCTTTGAGGCAACTAGATGCGACTGGTTGCGACTGCTTGCACTAAAATGAGAGAGCGACGGGTGCCTGGGTTTCCCAGCCATACCAAGGGGAAAGGCCTTCATGGCCTTTTCTTTTTGCCTTTTTTTCGCTTGGGCCTGCTGCTGACCTTTGCCACGGTTTCGACGTAGCCGGGGGGCTCAGGCACGCCCCCCTTCCGCAGAATCTCAGACCAGTTCACGCAGCCTGCAGGCGTTCGAGCATTCGTGCCTTCACCCCGAACTCAGCCTTTGGCCTGCCACTGCTGCGCTCTGTTGGCTTGTAGCACCACTCATCGTCAGGCACACAGATCTCAGCAGTGGCCCAAACGTGGTCGCAGGTTTTGCACTGACGTTTTCGGCTGATGGCCTTTTCGCTCGTGTGGCGTGATTCAAGGACGCTGATCCAGGAGCATCCGCAATGAGGGCACTTCATGTAAAAGCTAGAAGTCGGGAATCGTGGCGTTGAAACGTCCCCATGCGTCTTCCCACTCCTGCCACCCTTCAGGATCTGAGTTGATGATCCGCGTGCGATCAGGCCCGCACACCACCGTCACCAGATCTGTCACCACCAACGAAGGGTGATGTACGGAAAGAAAGCTCCTATAGGCCTGGAGCTGGGCAGTTGCTGGGCGTCTGCTGGAGACTCCCTTTTTAGATGAGACCGTCTTGAGGTCGCCGAGAATCACCCGCTTGTCGTTGGGATCTGTAGTGCGCAGCAAGAAATCAAAGCTGCCGCCGATCCGTTTGATCTTGTCGCAGACCGCGTATTCAGTGGCCATTGTCTCGACCCCCTTGAACAGCGGCTCATCCAACAGCGGTTCAATCCACGGTGCCCATCTCTCGTCATAGATCGAACCTTCGCCGCGCAGGAACTCCTCACACAGGACGCGGTGAATCGTCCGGCCCCTTTCTGCCCATCCATCAGGGCCATCCTTTGTGCGCTCGATGGCCGCCCGCTGGGTGGGCGACATGTCGAAGGAAAGCACGGTGCTGACGTTGTACGGCAGCCATTCCCCGTTCAGCCTGTATTTGTGCTGCAGGGGGTAAAACTCCAGCCCTGGCACGGGATCTAGCAGTTGTCTCACAAATGGCTTGCGTATGCGTCGCAAACGTGGCACGTTTGTCCTGCATTCGCAAGTGTTTGTGCCACAGATCAACGTCCGAATCACCGATCAACAGCTGCTTTGGCTGGAATCACAGGTGAGACCATTCCGCAACAAGTCAGCCGTCATCAGGGATCTCATGGATTCCAAGATTCAGGGGTTGCGCCCGCCGTTAGACTACCCGCGTGCAGTGTCCGGTGCGGGACCACAACAAGGTAACCTTCGCCCTCTCACAGGTAATAAGCCTTCGCTGAAGCAACCTGAAGGCGAGCCAGAAGCTCCTCAAGAGCAGCAGTTACCTCCGCACCAGACAACGGCTGTTCCGCCTTCTGCCCAAGAACCTGACCACGAAAAAAAACATATAGTTGTTAAAAGTGAAATTAAGGTCGAAAAAGCGCGTAAATCACGCGCTAAGAAGACCAAGGGCACCCCTGAGTTCGAGGCATTCTGGAAGCGGTATCAAGGCTGTCGGCATCGCGCCAACGGTCAGTCCAAACCCAAGGCTGTAGAGCTTTGGAACCAGCTGGTTCCGGACGAGCTACAACCTGATGACCTCATGCGTGCCATCGACGGTGCCATTGAGGACATCCGATCCCGGCAAGGTGTCGGAGAGTTTGCCTCGCCGTTGCCTGACTGCTTCCGTTGGCTGCGGGACGAGTGCTACGCCGTCTACCTCGAAGAGAACGCTCCCGCGCCCGCCAAGTCCTCCATGTTCCTCTGATGAAACTGTTTGAACCAGAAGCCGCCGAGCACTTTGTCTTTGCCGTTGTCCCCATGAATGCCAAGGAAGGGGCCATGCCCGATTTCAAGGCAATCCGTGCAGGGGACATGGAATCAGCCCTGAATCAGATGGATGGTCGCGTCCGCCCAGCTGCGCCGTATTGCATGGGCCGCTTTGATCACCTGGGCCGCTATTGCACCTACTGCCCATCTGTTGAAGGCATCATGCCCGGCAGGTTCGTCCTGCATCCGGCAGCCGACGCTGAATACAAAGCCAGCCGCCCCTACTGATGAACCCACTACAGGACATCACCAGCACCATCAAGACCCTGCGCGATGGCATCGCCAAGGGTTACTGGACGCTGGAAGATCTCGACACGCCGCCGCCAGGCAGCATCAGCAAAAACCACCGCAACCTGCTGCGGGACGAGCCCAAGGCTGAGCAAGTCGAAGCGGGGCCAAGCCCCCGAGACTTTGCGCCGCCTGCCACCCCTGAACCTGAATCCTTTGATTTCTGATGACTCAACCCACTCGTTCACTGCCCGTGCGCGTTGATCTGCGCCTGACCGTTGAAGAGCGCGACTACCTGACCAGCGAAGCCGAGAAACGCGGCGTCAGCCGCCAGGACATGCTCAGGCAGCTTGTGTTGACCCCTGAAGGCCAAGCCAGCTCATTGCCCGCTTACAAGCCCGCTGTCGTTTCCAAAGGTCGTGATGCTATTGACCGCGCCATTGACGCGGTTACGCGTCAATACCACTGCATCCCACGGCATCAGCTTGAGCCGATTGTCTGCACGGTTATCTGCGCTTTGACGGCGGAGGGTTGACGGTATGCCATAGGTATGCCATACTTATGTCATCGGGAGGCGGGGACGCTTCCCACACACAACACCTCAACCAAATGAAAAACGCAACTACCTGGGACATCGTCTGCGCTGCCCGCCAGGAACTTGACCGCAAGCAACTGCCTTTCGCCATCAACCAGTATTTTCCTGGCAAATACGAGGTCATTTGCCTCGACGAAAACGGCACCACTACTGCTAAGCGCCTTTTTAAAAACCTTGATGAGCAAGGCATCCGTGACTTCATCAATCAAGTCGTTTTTGCCTGAGTCATGGATCATCACAACTACATGCTCGACCTGTTCGAGTCCTTCCAGCAGCACCAAGATCAGCTTGAAGCTACAAACCTTCTAAAGCTGAAAGCCATGGAACCTGCCACCCGTTACTACGTCGAGGCCAAGCTCAACGATCGCCTCGAATGGACTGAATGGGCCTACACCGAGCACGAGCGTGACCAGCTCGTGCAAGACGCCAAAGACTGCGGCTTCTCCTACACCGTGGAGGAGTACGACTAGCCACGCGTCGGGGAGCCTGATGCCTGAGCTGTCCCCCGCTCAGGCTGAAAGCCATAAAACACCCAGGAGGGAAAAGCAGGGCGGGCGGGTTGAGGTCCGATCCATACCCCGACACCACAACTCAGAACCATGGACCAAGATTCCCACCGCGCTTTTCAGAGACAGAATGACCTCAACGCTTGGCTCGAATATGAAAGACGGCTCAGAGCTGCCTATGCCCGCAGCCAAGATCCGCACCTTGGAAGCCGACGGCTGTGTTCGGATCCAAGTAGGGGAATTTGTCGGGACAGTTAGCTCGATGCACCTTGTCGAGCCAAAGATTTTGCAGCTGCAAGAGTATTGGCGCAAAGTCCATCGGCCCTGAGCTAGCCTTGCCCCAAACCCCTGTTAACTTCAGGGCATGGCGAAGTCTACGAACGCAGAAATTGAAAGCAGGGTCCGCTGTGTTTATGGCTTACTAATTAAGTCATATTCTCGGTTTGAGATTTTGCAATATGCGGCGGAGCAGTGGGATGTCAGCGAAAGGACTGCTGACATCTACATGCAACGTGCTCGCCAGTTAATTCAACAGGATGCAGAGATTGAGCGTCCTGAATGGTTAGCTGCTGCAATCGCACGCCTTGTTAAATATGAGCAGAAGGCTGGAAAGGACGACAATCTGCAGCTGGCAATCAAGGCGCTAGAGACCCAGGCCAAGCTGCTGCGCTTTGACATCTGATGCCACTGCTGACAGGGCTAACAGACTCAGAGCCGCTTCTAGCTTTTGCCACGCCGCCCGATCAACAGTCAACTCAAGAGCTTCTTGAACGGATTCGCGCTGACCTTCATCCAGGGCAGCAGGCTTTTGTTGACGACCAAAGCACAGAAATTATTGGCGTTTCAGCTGGCTATGGCGCAGGTAAAACACGCGCACTTTGTGCAAAGGCTGTTTTCATGGCAGCTGCCAACCAAGGCTTCACAGGCTGCGTGATGGAGCCCACGGGTCCATTGATTCGTGACATCTGGCAAGCGGACTTTGAAAACTTCCTGGAGGAATATGGCGTGCCCTACACCTTCAGGGCTTCACCGTTGCCCGAATACGTCTTACACCTAGAACAAGACACGCGATTGCTGTGCCGCAGTTTTGAAAACTGGCAGCGCATCATCGGTTCCAATTTTTCGCACATCCTTGCTGATGAGGTGGACGTTGTTTCGCCAGGCATTGCGACAAAAGCATTCCCAAAAATCCTCGGCCGTTTGCGTGCTGGCAACGTTCGTCAATTTGCGGCTGTGTCAACTCCTGAAGGTTTCCGCTGGATGTGGAACACCTTTGGCACAGAAGAGGCGCAGCAGCGCCCTGACAGAAAGCTCATTAGGATGCGCTCGGTAGATAATCCGCATCTACCCCAAGACTTCATCGAACGACTGCAGGCCAACTACGACCCAAGCCTGTTGCAGGCTTACTTAGAAGGCCAATTCTGCAATCTCACAACCGGCCAGGTCTATGACCGTTTCGACCGGGCAAAGCACGTCATAACCAACATCCCAGACGTAAGCCGCGAACCTCTACGCGTCGGCTGCGACTTCAACGTTGGCAACTCAAACGCAGTCATTGGTGTTCGTCTTGGAGAAAAACTTCTCCTGATCGATGAGATCAGCGGCGCACATGACACCGACGCCATGGCCCAAGAAATACAACGCCGAGCTGATGGACGCCCGGTTTATATCTACCCTGACGCATCAGGCGGAAACCGAAGCACGAATGCCTCGCGCACTGACATCCAGATCTTGGAATCGTATGGGTTCAGCAATCAATCACCAAAAGCCAACCCTCCCATCCGTGATCGGGTGGCTTCTGTTCAGGCTTTGCTGGAGAACGGGAAAGGTCAAGTAAGGCTGCAGATCGCCGCCAATTGCAAGCGCACCATCGAATGTTTAGAGCTGCAGAGCTACAGCGAGGCAGGAGACCCCGATAAAGATGCGGGCTATGACCACATGAATGATGCGCTTGGCTATCTCGTCTACAGAGATTTTTCGATGCTCCATGCCCGTGCTGGTCGTGGTACTGGAATCAGGCTTTACTAAACTGATCGCATGGGTGGGTTTTAGCTGTGTACTCAGGCTTTTCTGGTCGCCAACGTGTTGGCAACGTCACGACGGTGGAAAGCCCGAACACGGCTTACATCAACATGGAGCCTCATTGGTTGCTGATCGAGGCACTTTTGCAAGGCACTTATGGAATCAGAAAAGGGCACAGAAAATATCTACCGCAAGAACCTAGAGAACTTGATGAGGCTTATGACAACAGGCTGATGCGCTCAACGCTTGCGCCTTTTTACAGCAGGCTTGAGCGGATGCTGGCGGGCATGTTGACCCGTAAGCCTGTCCGGCTTGAAGACGTTAGCGATGTTGTCACTGAGCAGCTTTTCGACGTTGATCTGCAGGGCAATGATCTCAACGTTTGGACCTACGAGACCGCCCGCAAGTGCATCCGGTACGGGCACGTTGGCGTCTTGGTTGATGCCCCTAAAGCTGGGGAAAACGGCAGGCCTTACTGGGCAACATATGATCCGCGAAGCATCTTGGGATGGCGCTCTGAGATCAAAGACGGCAAGCAACAGCTGACGCAACTGCGGCTGATGGAGACGATCACCGTGCCCGATGGCCTCTATGGCGAGAAGCAGGTGCAGCAAGTGCGTGTGCTAACTCCTGGCGCTTTTGAGATTCATCAAAAGGACAAGAAAGGCGATTTTGTTCTTGTCGATGAAGGCAGCACCAGCCTTAGCGAGATTCCGTTCGCTGTTGCCTATTCCAACCGCGTCGGTGTTCTTGAGTCGCGGCCACCGCTAGCTGACATCGCTGAGCTGAACCTGAAGGCGTATCAGGTGCAATCTGATCTCGACAACCAGCTGCACATCAGCGCGGTGCCCATGCTGGCGATCTATGGATTCCCGCAGTCGGCAGAGGAGATCAGCGCAGGCCCTGGCGAAGCTATGGCCTTGCCCGAGGCTGCACGGGCGGAATACATCGAGCCATCCGGCAACAGTTATGAAGCGCAGTTCAAGCGCCTTGATCAAATCGCAGGGCAGATCAACGAACTAGGTCTTGCTGCTGTGCTGGGTCAAAAGCTCAGCGCAGAGACAGCAGAGGCCAAGCGCATTGATCGAAGCCAAGGCGACAGCACGATGATGGTCATTGCTCAGCAAATGCAAGACCTAATCGACAACTGCCTTAGTTTTCACGCGCAGTACATGCAACAACCGCAAGCTGGCAGCAGCTTCATCAACCGCGACTTCCTTGCTACGCGCCTTGAGCCGCAAGAGATCCAATCACTGCTGCAGCTCTACACCGCAGGCACCATTACTCAAGAAACGCTGCTGAACCAGCTCTCAGCTGGTGAGGTGCTGGGCGATGAGTTTGACGTTGAAGAGGAGGTCGAGGCAACGCAGGCTGGTGGCCTGATCGAAATGCAACAGCCTCAGCCCGAGCCTGTGCCTCAATTAGAGGTCACAATGCCAGAAGCAGAGCCGGAGGCTGAGGATGAGTTGGCTGGATAATCTGCGCAAGCGCAAGCCGGAAGAGCCGATTAACCGGCTGCTGTTCTTTTCAAAGCAAGAGCTGGCAGAGCAGACCTATGCGGTCATCAGAATCACTTGGTTCCTTGATGGCAAGGTGTGCGGCGTTTCAGAGACGGCGATTGGTTTGTACGAGGAAGACGTGATCTCGGAGTTTTCGGATCTTGTCGGCAATGCTTTGCGTGCCGGTTGTGATGTATCAGTGGCTTGCATCGATGACCCGCAATATCTCGGCATCTATGAGTCATGAGCGAGCTTCGCGAGATATTCCGAAACGCGATTGATCTCAACCGCTATAGCAACAGTGTCAGTCGCCGGTTGATCCGTGCATACAACGACGCTGTGCTGGATGCTGTTGATCAGCTGCGTGGGATTGATGAGCTTGCGTCGCCTGTCAAAGCTGCACGGCTTCGGGCGATCCTCGCGCAACTGAATGACTCGCTCAGCACTTGGTCTGGCGACAGCATCGCGACGATGACCGAGGAGCTGCAGGGTTTGGCCGTGCTGCAGTCGGAGTTTGCAGCGGAGCAATTACAGAAGGCGCTGCCTGCAGGGGCTGCCGCAACCGTTGGCACTGTGGAGATCAGTCCAGCCCTAGGGCAAGCGATCGTCACGAGTCAGCCGACAGTGGCTGGTGTTGTCAATCTGAGCGATAGCTTTGCGCGTATCGCAAGCAATCCGATCACATTCCAGCTGACCATCGGGCAAGAGATAAGCCTGCCCAATGGTGAAGTCGTCCGGGAAGCCTTTAGCAAGATGTCCGCTAGGCAGGCCGAGCTATTCAGCGTTGCCGTACGGAATGGCCTGCTGGAAGGTGAATCCGTCCCAAGCATTGTGCGCAGGCTGAAAGGACGGCTGACAAAAGAGCAGCGTGGATCTATCGACACGATCATTGCTGCGGGCGGGCAGGCGACGAGCATCCCCAACAACCAGATCAGGGCAATCGTCCGCACCAGTGTGAATCAAGTTGCGGTTGCTGCTGATCGAATCATTGCTGCTGAAAATCCTGATGTGACGGCGAAGTATCGCTATACGGCGACGCTTGATAGCCGGACTTCACCGATCTGCCGCGCGCTTGACGGCAAGGTGTTTGAGCATGGCAAGGGTCCATATCCGCCTCAACATTTCAACTGCCGCTCGCGTTACATCAACATTCCGATCGGGCTTGAAAAAGAGTTCGAGGAGGCACGCGAAGATTACGGCGAATGGCTAAACGACCAAACCGATGCCGTAAAGCGTGATGCGCTTGGTCCTGAACGTCTTGCAATGTGGAATGGATTAGTCAAAAAGTACGGTCCATCCGATGCCATCCGTAAGTTTGTTGCGAAGGATGGCTCAGAGCTAACCTTGGATGAGTTACGCACCCGTGGCTATGGCACCTCTGCCCGCTAAGTACCAGTTCAAGGCTTCTGGCGCTGAGGCCAAGCCCAAAGCGACGACCAAGAAAAAGTCCGCTAAAAAGCAAGCACCTTCGGAGGCTGACTGATGCCTGGACATTACGGAATGGGTAAGCCCAAGAAAAAGAAAAAGAAGGGCACCAAGAAAAAGTAATGGCACGGAAGCTGCGGCGCGTTCCGAAGGACAAGGCCACTGGTCTGCCTAAAAAGTACCTGTCGGGTGCGAAAAACCGCGCTGCAAAAGCCCGTGAGATCAAGCGAACCGCTGAGGCTTACAAGGCTGGCGAGTTCATCGACATCAAAGCCGTATCCGCATCGAGGGCCAAACAAGGTGGCACCAAAAAGAAAACCACTAAGCGCCGCAACAAAAAAGGCTCTAAAAGAAAAGGCTGAGAAGTCCAAGTTCTTTTACGGCGAGCTTGCTGCTGTGTATCGCAAGGGTCAGGGTGCTTACCTGTCCAGCGGTTCTCGCAATGTGCCGATGGCAGCTTGGGCTATGGGAAGGGTCAACAGCTACATGCGTGGCGACAAGGCGCGCACAGCTGATGCTGCGATCTACGCCCGTTACAACAAGAAACGATGAGCATCAAACGCGGTGGCCATACGTTTTCGGGCTTTGATAAGCCCATCCGTACGCCGAACCATCCGAGCGGCAAGTCTCACGCTGTCGTCATTAAGGAAGACGGCAAACCGAGGCTCATTAGGTTCGGCGCGCAGGGTGCTGACACGAAACGTCCGCGCAAAGGTGAGAGTGCTGCGGATAAAGCTAAGCGTGCGGCATTCAAGAAACGCCACGCCAAAAACATCGCGAAGGGCAAGACATCTGCCGCATTTTGGGCGGACAAAGTAAAGTGGTCGTGAAAACAACCTTACGGGTTATTCATGTCTGAAGAGCAGAATCAGGAGATTACGTCTCCCGCAGCTCCAAACAATGCCGAGCTGGATGCACTCAAGAACAGCATCCAAGCGTTAGAGAAAAAGAATTACGAGCTGATCGGCAAGCTCAAAGAAGCAAAAACAATCCCTGACGGTGTTGATGTTCAGGAGTTGCTTG